GCAAAGGAACACATCATCATACGTGCTTCAGGTTTTTTGAATATTCTCATATACTTATCTATATAACCTGAACCAACATCTACATCTGACTGAGTAAACAATCTAAATATTTGCGTGAGTAAATTCTTTTCTGACTCAGGTAACTCCTGCCAATCTTTAACGTCTGTGTGTAGTGGTACAGATTCAGGTAGCCAATGCATTTGATTCTGCTCTACGTATTTCTCAAACATCCAAGGATGGTCAAAGGGTTTGTAATAATCTCTTGTGCTTAATAAACTCATGTGTTCTCCGTTTCTTTGGCATACATTTTAAGTAGCTCTTTGTTAAATTCTTTTTTATATTCATCTGCTGTATAAGTTAGAGAGTGTGCTGTTTTATTTTCATCACAATGGTCTAACCATTTTCTAATGCAAAATTGCTTAAAGGTATTACTCACCCTTCACAACTCAAACATTCTACGTCTTCAAGTCTGACTCGTTCTACTTTAACATTCACGTTCTCAGCATTACGAGCAGCATCTGATCTAAAATAATATAGCGATTTTAATTTCTTCATCGCATACCAATGAACATCATTGACGTATTGTAAGTACTCATCGTGTACTGCTTGAGACTCAGTAGCTTTAGGCATGGTGAAAAATAAATTAACACTCTGGCTTTGGCAAACATATTCTTGTCTCATGTGAGCGTGCTCAACTATATAGATTTGATTAATCTCATTCGCAGTTTTAAATACTTCCTTCTCCTCGTCTGTTAGAACATCTATACCTTGGGATGACCCACTAGCAATTGTTATATCTTTCCAAATCTTTTCTCTTTCTTCAAGGCTCAGTCCTTTCTTCTTAAGAACTTTTTCCAAGTACTTGTTCCGCACTTGGTACGAGCCCGATAAAGTTTTGTGCGTAAACGAGTTAGCACGATATGGTTCAATACTAGGGGAAGTACCCCCACATATAATACTGCTACTGGCATTAGGAGCAATAGCCAAAAGATGAGCGTTACGCTTATTGCTACCATGTACATCAGGAGCTTCCCCACGTTCTGCACTAAGTCTTTCAGTTGCTGCCACAGCTTTCCCTTTAATGTGGGAGAACGCAACATTATTAGTGCTAGTAGCGAGTAGCCCTTGGAAAGGTACTCCTTTGCTTTGGAGTAGAGCATGAAAGCCCATCGCTCCAAGACCCACCGACCTCTCCCTATACGCTGAATAAGCAGCTTTAACCAGTCCTTCTTTTTCTTCTCTAACATATTTCTTAAACCTCTCAAAATTTGCACTGTACCCACCGATTCTACTGGTGTCCACAATGTCTTCTATAAAATGCTCTAACACATTGTCAAGCATTGTAATTAAATCATCAATAAACTTATCATCTTTCTTCCACTTATCAAAGTGTTCTAAGTTGACACTCGACAAACAACATACAGCAGTACGTTCTTCGTTAGTAGGTAATACTATCTCTGAACATAAGTTACTTTGATTTATTTTTAAACCTAAATCTTTCTGCCCTTGTGGTAAAGATTCATTACAGGTGTCAATGTTAATCATGTAAGGCTCACCTGTCTCAGCCCTTGCATTCAACATCTGCCACCACAAATCTCTAGCAACAACTATCTTAACAGCTTCCCCACTCTTAGGGTCAATCAGTCTCCACTCTGCATCATTTTGTACAGCATCTAAAAATTCATTGGTTAAATTTATACCATTGTGAATGTTTAAACACTTTCTATTTATATCCCCACCAGATTCTTTACGCATGTTAATAAACTCTTCAATCTCTGGGTGATTAATGTCCATGTACGCAGCGTATGAGCCTCGTCTAGTAACACCCTGATTGAAGGCTAACATTTGAGAGTCTACTACATGCATGAATGGGATTGAACCAGTAGAACGACTATGGTTAGAAGTACCAATGCCATTGCTTCTAACAGCACCCCAATATCCACCGATGCCTCCACCCGAACTTGCGAGCCAAATATTCTCATCATAGTGATCAGATAACCCCCTCCTACTGTCAGGCACGTAATTGAGAAAGCAGCTAATAGGTAAGCCACGAGTCGTTCCCCCGTTAGAAAGTATAGGGGTACTAAACATAAACCAACAGTCGGAACTGTATTGATAAAGCCTTTGGGCAAGATCAAAATTAGTTTCTCCTTTATACGTTGCCCCAAAGACTGCTGCTCTTGCGAATGCTTCTTGTGCATGTGTTTCTTCCTCCCAAAAATATCTATCTTTTAATGTATCTAAACTAAACTTGTCTAGTTTCTTTTCTTTGTCATAGTCTATAACTATTCCTAAGTAAGGTTTCTTTCCTACTTTATCTTCTACCATTACTCATCTCCCTTGTCGTTTAAATGTAATGCAATCAATGCATAGTGTATAATCTTAAGAAGGTCAGCGTCAGACTTACCATTCTTTTTACCATAACGCATTGCATACTTCATGATGTTACCTATACAAAAACCTTCGCCATGACCTGCATCTATTATCATATCAGTTGCCTGATACTTAGAGTGTGCATAGTGTTCTGTGTACGTATCATCAATGTATTGTTTAACACCATGTAAGTTTATACTCTCGTCAAATTTATAATCCATCTTTATTCTATCCATTGTTTAGGCAAGTCAAACTCACTATACCATTTAAAGTTATTTTTCTCTGCCCATTCTGCATGAGTACGTTTACTACCATCTTTTCTTTTCTTAGCTGCAGGCATAGGTGCTAAAGGTTTTGCAAAGATAAACACAAGAACCTGATGAGCTTTTAAATTTTTACGAACCCATATGTATTTACTATACTCTGCGTAATCCCAGAACCTACCCTTTGCTTCAATTAAATATTCTACATTACAAAATGTTTTTCTAAAGTCAGGTTCATAAGTATGCTCAACTGTGTAGTCTATCTTATCTCCGTGATGTGACCATTCTTTTAATTGATTAACATGTAATTTATATTCCCAATTAGAATCATACCCTTTAGGTAAATCTTTTTCAACTGGTCTGATTTTACGGGGCTTACGAAATCCTTTCTTCATTAGTGTATTATCTCATGTTCGGGGTCAATTGTCAATCTTTTATTTTGTTCTTCATTAAGAAGTTCTAATAATTTGTTTACTATTTCAGGCTCTACTGTTTCAATACTGTTGCCTGCATATATATAACTGCCTACTATCATAAGCAATTCTGATATATCTATTAAATCAAGGTCATGTAAATCATTATCCATGCTCTAACTCCTGCACTTTAATTGTTGTATAGTCTTGTCTGCCTTGTTTAATAAGTTTTTTAATACCTTTAATAAACCAACGTAAAGTGTAGGCTGAAACGTGTAGACTTCTATTTCCATAAACGTGAGTCTGCTCAGGTATGTAAGTGTGTACATTTTCAATAGTAACTTTTTCTTGTTCCTCTTCAGGCACTACACTCTTAAGCCACTCAACCATTAGTTGTTGTGCGTGCTTTCTTATTTTCTTTTCTTGCTTTGAATTCATTTGTTATCTCCTCTACTTTAGGTTGTTTAACTACAGTTGTTAAGTAAGAAAGTCCATTAGCATACTTAAATACTTTTAATCCTTCTCCGTTGTTAGAATCTTTATGACACTCAACCTTGTGCCTACAAAAGAAACATCCTCTTGCAAGTTTCATGTTGCCTGCCTTACCATCAGGTATCGGAGTGTAACAGATTTCAGGTGGTGTGTCCACCTTTAAAGACTTTTTTACTTTAGTTATTTTACTCTGTATATTAGGTTTGTCAAGTTCTTCCGGAATATAAAGAGCAAGTTCTCCACTCTCTTTGTTCATTGCTAGGAAGCCACCCTCAGATGTACCATGTCCTGCTTCGTAACCTGCAAGTTGTGCAAGGTATCCAAAGGTATCATCGTCTGCTAGTGTCCCATCTCTAAACTTCTTAAAGGCGAAACCTGATGCAGTCTTAACGTCAATGACTTGACCATCAATCACACAGTCCATGTGTCCTTCAACACCTTTAACCTTGACGTTCTTTTGTTCGTCCGTTACATCGTGTCCTGCATGTCTTACAAGAAGAAGGACAACCTCTTCGAGTAAGTGTCCGTAAAGAAATTTAATAAAGGTAGAAGGTGCTATTGAATTACTTTCATCAGGATACTTCATGTCATACCATAACTGTCTGTTAGGTTTACCCACGTTGGACATACGTAACGTGCCTGTCGAGCGTGGTGTTGGTGTAGACCATTGACGTATGACTTCTTTCATGTCCTCACCAAACTTATCTATGACTTCATCAGATAGGTTAAGTGATTCGCCCTTGCCAAGTACGGATAGTTTAGAGTAGATGTCTTCTACTAATGTGTTTAATTTTTTCATTTGATGTGCTTTATAAATCTAAGTTCTCTTGTTTTAGGATTAAAAATCAATAGTTGAACTCCCATTGCTATTTGTTTTTTTGTTCGGCTGTGGCTTGGTTCTAAGTTTGTATCTTTTTGAAAATTTCCTGAATTTTTTCCTTCAGCTATTCTATTTCTTGCTCGTGAAGTTTTTACATCTATTAAAATTGTTTTATTTTCTTTTACTGCAATCATGTCTACTGGACCAGAACAGCCAGAGTTTTGAAAAACTTCATAACCATTATCCCATAACCAAGTGACTGCGTAGTACTCTGCAAAGTCTCCTTTTCTATTTGTGTTGTTAGTGTGTTTCATTTAAATCCTCTATATTATTTAATTTATTTATTGGAAGATTATAACAGTCAGTTGAAACTTTCCAGTTATTAGAAGGGTCGACTTCTCCTTTTTTCATGAACGTAGATTTTTTAAAATAGTCTTCTTTATTTATATATCCTAATATCCAACCTTGAGTCATGTCTTTTAAAATTCGTGTAAATACATAGATATCACAGCGTTGTTTAGTATTAAGATTAGCAACTGAACACTCGTAATAATCTTTAGGCGGTGTAGTTACTCGTTTAGTTTTAACATCTATTTTTATGTTATTAAATATCATATCATAATCATAAGTGTTAGATATTTCTATATCTAAAAATTTAGATACAATTATTTCTCCTAAAAAACCATGTATATTTCCTTGTCCTTTTGTTATAGAGTTTTTTAATTGCCCCATTTCTTCAGCAAGAGTCTGTGCTTGTTGTATATTCTGTTTAGTTATATTAATGTGTTTCACTCCAGTTGTCTCCTATTTTGTATTCACCATCCATAGGACAGCGAAGGTTATAATGTTCCCCTGCTTTGATAATACATTCAACAGCTAACGCACCTACGTTCTCTGCTATATCTTCTCGTACTTCCATCTGCCATTCGTCATGGATGTTAGCTACAAACTTAGCATCGAAGGTGTTTAAACGTATCAAAGAATCTAACATAGCAAGTCCACGTTTCATAACGATAGCACCTCCACCTTGTAATAATGTGTTGAGGGCAGCGTGCTGTGTGCGAATTAAAAGTCTGCGTCCGTCTATTCCTTTGAGCCAATGCTTGCCTGACGCTCTTTGTACTTTATCTCTAAGAGATTTAAATGATGGATTATTATTAAGAAATTGTTCTCTAAGTCGCTTACCACTCTCTCTGTTTCCTCCAACCACAGACCCAAGCTTTGCATCTCCTGCTCCGTATATAAGTGCATAGATGAATGTCTTCGCCTGATCTCTTGATTCAAGTCCTGCAGCTTTTTGATTAGCGGTGTGTATATCTCCGTTAATGATTTCATTTACATACTCCTCGTTTTGCATGTAGTGTGCAAGCATCCTAAGTTCTAGTCCACTTGCATCTATACCTACTAATTTATATCCATCCTTAACAATCCAACAAGACCTACATTCATTCCCATATGGACTGTGTATGTTAGGAACTTGAGCCATGTTAGGACTCCTATGAGACATGCGACCTGTAATTGTTCCGTTAGGAATTACAAACCCATGTACTCTATTGTCTTCGTCTAAAGCTTTGATCCAAGAATCAACCTGAGCAATACGCTTCTGATAAAGAAAGTATGAAGCTATGAGCTTTGCTTGGGGTATCTTATCTATCTTACCAAGTGTAGTCTCATCTACTATCGGCTGACCAGTAGGAGTAAACTTCTTAGGCTTCCAACCAAACTCTATCAAGTACTCACCAACTTGTTTACGTGAACCAAGATTAAAGTCTTGAAGTTTTCTACGCATAAAAGGTTTAATATTATTTGTAGGTAATCTTTCTTCGTACTCTTCAGGGGTTAATCCTGACTTAGATAATGTTCCATCCTTCTTAAGTTTAGGATTTACTTGTCTGATGTCAACTAACTTAGGTTTAAATTCTTTATGAACTTCATCCTCTGCTTGTTGCATCTTCTCTCGTAACTCTGCTAAAAGTAATTCCCCTTTCTGCAAATCAAATTGGAATCCTGTGTCCTCTTGTTTCTTTATTATATCTGCAACAGTCTGCTCAAGTGCAACACATTCCTTATTAAAACCTGCCCCTTCTTTACGTAAGTGATGAAACAAAACTGTATTGAGATGTACATCACGTACACAATACTCTAACATATCCTTAGAATAGTTTAAGTAATCATCAAACTCTATCTTCTTAAAACCTAAACGAAAACCCCACTTCTCTAAGCTGTGTCCTCCTTCACGTACAGGATTGAATAGTCTTGACATAACAAGAGTATCAACAACAGGTTTATGAGATAACTTTATACCGCCTAGCCTTTCTAATACAGGGATATCAAACCCTATAATATTATGTCCAATAAGTCTATCAGCTTTCTCAAGAAACTTATATCCTTCCTCTAATTTATCAGGAGGAAACTTGAATGTCTCTTTGGAGTCAGCGTCCTGTGCTACAATACAATGTATCTTGGTAGCCTTAAGGTCGTCTGTCTCTATGTCAAATACTAAATCCATATCTATAACTCCAAGAGTTCATTATCATCTTCTTCAAACTGTTCTTTAGGTACTTCCCTTAGCCTGCCGGTTTCTCTATCGTAACGTAAGTGAGATGCAAGACCCACATCACCTGTGTACCTAGACTTTAATACTCTCACTCGGGTCGTATTAGATTCTTCTTCATCCTCTGATTGTTGATTACGTTCAAGTGCAATAACACAATCGCTTAACTGTGCGATACTTTGTGAACCTCTTAAGTGTGAAAGACTAACCTCCACTCCGTTCTCGTGTCCTTTATTACCATCTACCCTACGTAAGTGAGATACTAATATCATACCAACATTAGTTTCTTCTACAATACTTCTAAGTCTGGTCATGATATTATCTATAGACCTTCTCTCGTCCCCTTCAGATAATGAAGACACTAACATATGTAAGTGGTCTACTACTATCCATTGACAATCACATGCTATAATCATGAACCTAATCTTATTAAATATTTCATCTATACTATTCGTTCCGAAGTGAGCATGAACCCATACTCTATTCTTATTCTCCCCATCATACAGGATGTCAAAGAATTTGTCAATCTCTTCTGGTGAGAATTGATCTCGCTCTTGGTCAATGTATAGTCTAGCGTTAGCTTCGATGGATAAGATACCATCAACAGTCCTTCTCCAATCTTCTTCAAGAGCTATGATACCTACGTTACCTGTAGTTTCTTTAATCAACCAATGCTCAAGCTCTCTCGTTACTGAAGACTTACCTAATCCTGTACCACCTGTTAAGGTTAGTAGCTCTCCCTGTCTCATCCCAAACAGTTTATCATTCAAACCTTTCCAAGGATAAGGAACACTTTCTTTCTTCTCTCGATTAAAGAAATCTCCTTTTGATTCTGATACATTTATAACTCCACTAGGAGTATAAGTCTTAGCTGACCACCAAGCCTCAACAAATTCTTTGTGTTTGTTCTGACGCAGCATATCATTAGCATCTTTAAACCCATTAGGTAAAGACATAATCTTTGCTTTACTAGGTTGGAATAACATTGCAACTTTCTTTGCAGCTTCCTTACCCTGCTTGTCACTATCAAAACAGATAACAACATTATCAAAACTTTCTAAGAACTCTAAGCTTTCTTTAATATCTTTAACTGCTCCACTTGAGCCACGCTTGATTGATACTGATGCCCACTTGCTACCCATTAATTCATAGCAAGCCATCGCATCACACTCACCTTCGGTTATAGTAACGTACTTACCTTTCTGAAAGAGTTGTTCTCCAAATAAACCTGTTCCGTTAAAGCTACCCATAACAGAAAAGTTTTTATCCCTAACATATCTAACCTTAGTAGCAGTAAGCTCATGCTTATTGAAGTAAGGGTAAAGATGCTGAACGATTTCCCCATTAGAACTAAGGACACACTTGACGCTATACTTTTTAGCAGTCGCTTCTGATATCCTTCGGTCTGTTAGAGCAGAGTAATCTGCACCATGTGGATTCTCTATTGGTTTTATTGTTTCTTGTTTCTTTGTTGGCATTGTCTTACCCTTGGTTGCTCCCTCGTAGTTAAGAAAGTAGGTGTCACAACTAAAACATTTAGCTGAACCATCTGTATTCTTTGCTACTGGGTCACTACCACCACACTCAGGGCATGGTAATTTATATTCTGCAAAAGCCATATTGATTTCCTCACGTTATTAAAAAGTGTGTAGTTAGTTCGGGTATGGATTTCGCAGTCTTATCCCTAATTCATCTCCGACCTTTCCTCATGTCCTCTCAGTCAATTAAGACTACTCACATTTCTAGGTTCTTTATAGGAGTATCATCCCCTAACTACACGATGCTAGTTTTTACAAGGTCTAGCAACTTGTTAGGCACACTAGTCTGAGTCGTTAGACTCCGATAGTTCTTCATCAACTACATCAGCATCTGATACTTCAGTTACTTTCTGTTGTCCTTCTGCATTAACAATCTCTATAATCTTATTAGAGAAAAAGTTTATACCTGCTTGTAACTCTTCCAAGTCAAGCATGGTATTAGCTTTCTTCTGATTCAATCGTTGTAATCTACCAAAGATTCCTTGCCCTTCTTCTGGTAAGTCCTCCACATTTATAGGTACATTATCTATTGTTATACTAGGTTTAATTTCTTCTTCTGTCATAATTAAAACTCCAGATCATCGTCTATAGATTCTAATTCGCTACCATCAGAACCTGTGTATTCAACAAGGTCAATAACCTGTACTGCTTGAAGGTCTAATCCTTTAAAGTCTCCAAACTGATTGGTTGTTTCCCACTCTCGGTATTGAACTCTAACCTTTGAACCATTCCCGACAGATATGTCTAGTGGTTCTTTGTTAGCGTCCAATAGTTTAGGTACTGCATTAGGAGTACCATCCTTACGTTCAACTTTTCGTTTGAACATAATCTTTTTAACACCATCAACATCCTTAACTCTAAAACCACGACCTGTAAAATCGTCTGCAGTTTTATCATCAAGCACTAAAGTGATTTGATATTCTGGTGTAAATGTTGTGTTGGGCACTCTTACTGCTGCCCATTCACATTGTCCTTCAAGTATTGCCATTTTTTTCTACTATTTTATTATTGATATTGAAGTCGTTTAAACTGTGTGAGGTTTTGAGTGAATCGTTA